TCAAGCTGTTGCTTCTCTTCTTCGTCAGGAGAAACCTCGATGAAGATACCAAAGTTGTGCAGGTAAAGCTCCTTGATGCTATCCAAAATCTGGATGTTGTACTTACCGATCTGGTTTGCAAACTCGTCTCTAAAGTCAGCGTACTCCAAGATGTCAGAGATACGGCAAGACAATGCCTCAGACAGTCTGCGTGTAATAAAGATACCACCGTCGAGAATGTGTCTTGTGGCAGTATTCGAGTTAGCTGCAGCGAGCTTCTGTACGCCCACCAAAGCATCCGAGCTAGGCATAGAGCCGTCGCGCGCCTCGTTGAGGCCTGTAACGTCACGCAGCATGCTCATGTACTGGTTATATGCTGCGATCAGACTAGATATTTTTCCTTGTGCGGCGCTAGAGTTTAATTCTTGAATCGGAACGCGTGCGTTGTTGAACTCACCGTCCTGGGTGTAGCTTCTTCCAATTACACTACCGGTCTGGAAGTACATGCGAAGAGCGTCCTCTGGGTTGTATGCGGCACCATTGCCCAAGTCAACCTCGTTGAGTCCGTCTGCATCGATGAATACACCGTCTGGTACCATCTTAGACAACACCTGCTGTAACTTGAGATGTGTCATCTGGATCAAGTCGGCGAACGCTGTCATGCGTCGGCCCAATGACTCGATGGCTCCCTTGTACATGCGAGGGGCAACCATCACGTAGTTTGAGTACGCATACTGTGACGCAGACTTTGGTCTGGCCATGTTCTTAGACATTTCCCACTTGATCAACTTATTTGATCCAAGAACCATGATGCCCTCGTACCAAACGTCAATACGCTTCTCTACCTTCTCAAACCTTTCTTCGGTTTGATCAGCTGGAGGGTTAAAGTCTTCGTCCTTACGGATTACACGCTCTCCACCATTGTCAAGAAACTTCTTCTTGTATACGAAGGTCTTGTCGGTCTTGTAGTTGAAGAACAACAAAGTAACGACGTCCTTGTCGAACAAATCGTTTCTGTATGTACGCATCACGCCGTAGTAGTCCCACCACGCGGTGCCCAACTGTGAAATCTCTTCTAACTCTTCCTTGGTAATGTCAGGTTTAATCTTGATCAACTCGGTGATCGGAACCTGTTTTACCTCTCCCCAGTAGAATACGTCGTCGAAATAGGGCGACTCGGTGTAGCTGTAGACCACGTTGGCGGGGTCGACATACTCAACCTTAACTCCAGCTCCTGGATAAAATGAATGTTTGACACCACCGATACCCAATGTGGTAAGGTCGTAGTCGACACGTTTTTTAGTGTCTGCATAGTTGTTTTGTTCGAGTAGGGTGTTAATTGCTTCTTCTTCAGCGATCTCAATGCTTGGCTTGTACTTCAGCTGCATGTAGAGCTGCAACTCCTCGTCGTTTGACGGAAGCTCTTCCACGTTGGTGTTGAACGCGTCAACGCCAAACTGCTCCTTTGTCTGAAGCAAGAAGTCCTTAGCGACCATGTCGCCCTCAATCATGTCTTGGAACTGATTGCGCTTCTCAGCGGCCATAGCGTCTTGAGCGACTGCCTTTACAGAGAAATTTCGGTCGGCCATTCCATTAACAACAATGTCAATGAACTTCGGCATGATTGGAACTGGCGTCCAAGAAAGGTTAAGGTACGACAAGTCGCCATCGAATGACATCTCCTTCTTGTACTTCTCAACAGACTGTTCACCACGTGCATACAATCGAAGACGGTGAAACTCAATCCACTGGTTGTAGAACCTGCACGAGCCAGCGTCCTTACGGAACCACTCTGACTGGACAGCAAGTCCAACCTGTAGGCCAAACTCTTGGGACGCCTTTTGTGCGTCTGTGGCCAACTGACTTGGGAACGTCGTTGGATTGATTACTATTTTCGGATCTGTCATTATCTTATGAGCTCACTCTGAGAGCCTTTATTGTCGTATTGTGCAAATTTAAGGCTTATTTTTGACTTCTTTACCTCTGGAACATATAAATGTCTTTGAGTTGCCATTATGGCAAGACCGGAGCTAATAGATGCGTCATGCTTGGTACGATTGTTAATGTCAAATCGCGCCCAGTCCTCAAGAGTTCTGATGAATGGCATAACGCCCATCTCGTCTGACGGACGGTAAGTCCCTTCAAAATCAACGCCAACATACTTCTCAATATAACTCTCGATAGCGGCCGCGTGTGCCTGCTTCACATCCTCGGAAGTGTTTGGTATTCCACCAAGCTCTATCTCTGTCTTTGACAGCTTTGACACGTGCTTGTCTGGTCTGTTCATCGAGAACGCACGATAGCCCCTGTTCTTGAAGTGATACAATAGACGTGGCTTGTTGTTCTCCACAAGGATCGGCATGCCGTAGAACACGCACGCCATTAGCACGTCCTCGAAGAATATCTCCGCCGTCTGTGGTCTTGCGATGTATTCCAGGAAGAACTCGTTTGTCGGTCCTTCGTCCATGTGATACTTTGTGAGCCCGTGTAGCGATCCATTAGAACCACCGCCACCAACGGCACCAGAAATGTCGTATGGGTCACAGCCGAAGCAGCCCATGTGCTCGTTCCCCGGCTTGAACTTTCCGTTAACGCGTAGCACCCTGTTCCTCTTGTTAGAGTCTGGAATCCATGACACCAAGAAACGCCCGGTCCTGTCTGGAGTCCACACAACCTCGGAGTCCTTAACGCCGTCCTTCCAGTGGAACGACCCACGGGTGATGGACTGGATGCCTGCCATCGAGTCGTTGTAGTCGATCTGCTGGTATATCTTGGTAAGATTGAACAGAGACGACTTGGACTCGTCCCTAAACGCGTGTGACTCGCTGCGTGGGAACTGACGATAGAATTCGTTCAACGCGTCCGCGTCGCCCTTCAGCGCTGCAACTTCGTTGTCCCAGTACTCCACAACGCTCTGGTATATGTAGCCGCCATCGATGCCCTTCACGGGCTCCTCTGGCTTCTCAAGTACCGGCCATCCGTGCTCGTCGATAAATCCTTCAAAGTTCCACTCCATGGGAATGAACAGCGAGTAAAGCCCGCTCTTTGTCTGGCCGTTGTTGCTTCTCTTCTTTGGGTCGGAGTCGTAGTACAGGTCCTTGAATCCAGATCCGCCCTTGTCAAGTGCGTTAGACGTAGAGCCCATCATACACTTTCCGATGATCCTGGAACCAAGACGAAGACACGTTTTTGTTACGCGCCAGTTGTTCTCAATGTTATTCGGTGGTAGCCATTTACCGCTCTCGTCATGTACGAGTAGCTTCAACTTCTCACCGTCATAGCTGTTGTCAGCCGTGTTCTTCCAGTCGATAGACGTGTCAAGGCCCTCGATGTCCTCGTCGTTCTTGTCCATGTTCTTCCGCGTGATCTTCGACGCTGGAACACGGTATCCAAGCTCTGTCTTTGGCTTGTCCATACCGTCCTGCACCGGCTTGAAGAAGAACGGGTAGTTGCTAGATATCGGAACCACCTTGTCGGTAAACATGATCTTGGCATCGTTACCGGTCTTTGACAGAATCCCAAGTCTTGCATTCTTTGATATCGTTGCCGTATTTACCAATTCTGCCGAACTCATGAACGAGAATCCAGAACGACGGTTCTTTAAGTAGCACATCCCAAAGCAGCGAGTGTCGGCCTTGCAAGCCTCCCAGAAGATAAAGAATATCCTGTTGGACTCACGGAACTCTGGAAGACCGATGTCAATCTTGGTCCACTGTAGGTACATGTAGTGCGTTCCCGTAATGTAGGTCTTCTGTTTTTTATTGATGAACCAGTAACCGTTCTCACGCCTGTCAAACTCCGTCTCGATATAGTCGATCCACTTTGTCTTGAACTGGTTGTCGTACTTGTTCCAGTCGAACATGCTCTTGATCTTCGCAAGTTCTTTTGGATACTCCTGTGGCATCCACCGTGCGTCCCTGTCCTCGACATTCGACGGTCGTGGTAGAGCGATCCTCAAGCCGTTGATCTCGTAGATCGGCCCAATGGTGCCGTCCTTTGAGATGACAACAAAGTCATACTGCGGGTCGTAGCCGTATCTCCATGACTTCTCGATGTTCTTTTTGCTGAGGATGTCTGGCTTTACGACCTCCTTCAGTATCTGGTACAGCTTTGTCATTTGGAGAACCTTTCAGCGAATCCCTTTTTAGTCTCAACGCCGGCCGGTGTCGCCTTCTCCTCTGGAGCCTCCAGCATGTTTCTCTCCTCCTGGATCCTCTTGAGAATGTCAAAGGCGTCCATGATGGCAAGCTTCTTGGTTGCAGCGGCGTTCTTCAGCTTGTCCGCAGACAGGTCCGTGTCCGTGTTGTTGGTCAGAATTGGCTCCTTGGCCACAGAGATAAGCTCATGAATTGCTTTCTCTGCCGCCTCGATGATCTTCTCTTTGAATTCTTTCTCCGTCATAATGCTACGCATATGTTTTTGCTCAACATCCGGTACAACTTCTCGCCGTCAACCGTGAAAGGGTACTCGCTCTCTGGCTGAAAACTTATCAAGTCTCCGTCGTTTAGGCCCTTTGAGTATAGATACTCATTTCCGTACTTAAGAACACCAAGTAGTGGCTGTTCCCTCTCTGGGTCTACCAGAACATGGTCTTGTAGGTTGTCTACTGGTTTTACCATGCAGTATGGGTGTGGAGCTTTCCACTGTCCATCGTGCCTGTACAGGAAGTACTGCTCGTGGTCAACCAAGAATGTCTTGTCGCGGAAGTGTGACGGTCCGTACACCTCCTTGCCACGCATGTCGAAGTATTTCCGAAACACGTTGTGGTGAACCATCAGTGTGTCACCGGGAACGATCTCCCCAGTGTATCCAATCGGAGTGGCGATGACCGTGGCAAACCTGTTGGTTACCGTGTGGTCCTCCTTTGAGGCGCTCAATACGAGGCCGTAATCCGTTGTGTTGTCGTAAAGCTTGTCGCCAACAGGCTCTACCACAAAGTAGAGCGGTGATTTCATTTTATTTAAAAGTCTATGTCGTATTCAATAGAGACTGGCATGTTGCTGTTGAAAGACTTCCAAAGCAACACACCAGAAGAGTTCTTGATCCATATTTCTATAGACCCTCCCTCACGCATGATAATAAGGTCAATGGTGTACTCACCACGCAGAACTTCCTGCCCATGAAGATAGTTCATGGCGTTCTTGTAGTCAGCCCCTATTGAAACCTTGCGTATAATCATAATGCAAACCAGCCAGTAGACTTGTACTGATACAAGCCCTCTGTAGCGTCTGTTTGATAAACAACCATACCAACGGTAGCGGTCAATGCCAATCGTTGAGCCTGGGTGTACTGTGGTGCTCCAGACAACCAAGTGAAGTCAGCAACTGCGTCTAC